TGCCCGTCATCCAGGGTCGCCCAGTCGAACACGGTTGGGGTGGCGTGGCAGCGCCAGCCGCCCATCCCGTCGTCGGCCTTCTCGGTCTGGGTGAACGCGAGCGCACCGACCATCGGCCGCTCGGTCGGATCGGCGGCGGCGAGCAGCCGGTCGACGGTGTCAGCCTGGAAGCCCATGTCGGTGTCGATCCAGAACAGCCAGTCCGCCTTGCCGTCCTCGAGGAAGTGGCGGACGGCCTGGTTGCGGGCCTGGACGAGCCCGTCGGAGCCGTACCGCATCCCGATGTAGCCGCCCTGCAACACCCGGCAGCCGTTGGCAAGGTCGTAGCCGACCAGCTCCACCATGCTGTGATGCCAGCTGTAGGCGACCTGGTTCTGGTGGACGTAGGCGACCGTGACCGCCTCGGACGGCGCGAACGTCGGCTCGGCCGTCTCGGCCGGGTCAGGTGGCACTGGCGACCTTTTCCAGCTCCTGCCGCAGCCGGGTCACACCCCAGCGGGCGTCAACGTCGCGGCCGAGGCGGGTCAGCTCGCTGCGCAGCTCAGCCGCCTCGTCGTCGTCGGGCACCGGCCGGCGGACGTTACGCTTCTCGCCCGGCCCGGCGGTGGTCTGCTCGATGGGGGCGTCGTAGCCGGCCGGTTCGGTGCTGTAGTGCATGCCATAGCGCGGGTCGGTGGTGAACACCTCCGGGTGGGCGAGCACGATCGGATCCTCGGCTGGCCAGTGGCTACCCTTGGTGATCACCCCGTAGCCGCCGGCGGGCAGCTCGACCCGCTTGGTGTCGGACGCGAACACGACTCGGATCGTCACGTCGAGGAGACCCCGAGGTCGGCGAGCTGGGCGTCGAGGTCGTCGAGCTGACGGCGGTACGCCTTGGCGGCCTCCTTGTCGGCGTCGCTCTGGGTGACCGCGGCCAGGTTCGTCGCGGCGCCCTGCCGCTCGGCGAGCAGCCGGTGGACGTCCGGGTCGGCTGAGTCGCTGGCCGGGGTGAGGCTGGCCTTGGCGGACACCTTGGGCTGGTCGGTCTGCCTGCTGTCAGGCATAGGTCTCCTCCTTGTCGTCGTGATCAGTCGTAGCCGAGCGCGGTCAACGCATCGGTCACCACGACCGCTGCTGCGCCCGCCCCGGCGCCGTTCATCACCTGGGTCTGCCGCTCCGCCAGGAGATCCTGGACCTAGGCGTCGCTGGACTCCGACGCCGGGTTGTCGGCCATGTCGTCACCATCCCGGACGGGGTTGGCGGCAGCCGGGGCTGAGGAAGGTCGCTCCGCCCAGCCCCGGCTGTCCGGTTTGTCAGGCGTTGACCAGAAGGCGGAATCCGAGATCGTTGATCGATCCGCCGCCGATGCGGGCGTAGGCGAACCAGCCGCGTTGGCCTGTGGGGCGGTTCGTCGTGACGTCGAACAGGGTCGGAACGAGTTCCACGCTCATTCCGCCTCTGCGGGCGATCAGGTAGTTCTGGAAGTCACCGACGATCGCATACCCGGTCGTCGCCGCCGTGGTGGTGGTCGTGCCGGGCATATACGGCGACTCATACGTCGCCTTGTTGAACAGGATCCCCAGCCATTCGGCCTGGAGGTTCTCGGTGAAGGCGTGGAATACGTTCGCGGTGCCGAGCTGACGGATGGCGTTGTTGACGCTCACGTCCATCAGCCAGCTGGAGGTGCGACGGAACCGCTGCGGCAGCGACGCCCACAGCTTGTACGGGTCGCCAGCGCCGATGGTGGGAGCGGCGGTGACGACGACGCGGACGTTGGTGTTGGCGGACAGGGCGGTGAGGATGCCCTGCGGCTCGCCGGAACCCGACCCGCGGGTGAACTTGTCCACCAGCAGCTCGTCATAACCGGACGCCAGCAACCGCGACATCTGGTCGGCGAACCCCGGATAGTCCTGCCCGACCTCGATCGAGTAGGGGATGAACCCGCGGGCCATGTGGACAGTCACCGCGGGCTGGGCGAGAGTTGGGCTGTTGTCGGTGGTCGTCGCCGCCTCAGTCTGGAACGCCCACGTCACACCGGCCGAGCTGACACCCTTCCAGATGTTGGTGTTGACGTCGACCTGCTGGGCCAGCTGAAGGAACGGGTTGTCGGTCCCCTGCGCGGTCAGGATGATCGAGGGATCGATGAACACCGGAATGCCGAACCCGCCACCGGCGGACACGTTCTCGGCCATGGCCCGGTACTCATTCCAGGCCCGCATCGCCTGGCGCTCGTCGTCGTTGAGGAACGCGCTGGCCTGGGGGTCGGTGACCATTTTCATCCAGGCGTCGCGGTAGGCGTCGTTCTCGGTGACGATGATGCGGCGGGCCAGGTCGGTGGAGTCCTTGCGGATCCCCCGCTCAACCTGGGCGCGCTGGTCGTCGGTCATGGGTGAGGTGCGGTCACCTTCCAGGACCCGAAGGGCGCGGTCGCGGGCCTCGGAGTTGGTGAGGCGGCGGATGTCGCCGGCCGAGTCGTCGAGGCCGTGGCGGATGTTGGCATACACCCGCTCGACGGCCTTGGGCCGGCGGCGGAAGATCGCCGAGACCCGCTCGTGCTCCTCGACCAGCTTGATCGCGGTCTCGCGGATCTCCAGGCCGAGCTCGAACGCCTTGCGTTCGGTGTCGTCCATGGTCCGGAGTTCGCCGGTCTCGGTCTGATGCATGTCGCGCAGGTGCGCGTCGAGGACCTCGACGATGTTGCGGAGCTCCTCGGGGGTCTTGCCCCGCAGGTCGTCGAGGGTCTGGGGCAGCAGGTTCGACGCCACGTCATCGGTGGCGGTGCTGGCCTTGTCTTCAGGCATGGGTGAGTCGTCTCCTGAGTTGCCACGCCCGGTCACGGGCGAGGAGGGCTTGCGGGTTGGCTGGCGTGCCGCCCTGGTCGGGGTCCGCGCCGGGTTCGCCGCCGCTGACACGTCCGGTGTCAGCCGCCGCGGTGAAGTCTTCGAGCCGCTCCACCAGGGAGCGGATGGAGGCCGTGGTCGGTTCGTAGGCGGGGAACACGACCGGGCCGACCTCCGGCACGTCAATGTCGGTAAGGGACCGCAACGGCACATCGCCCTTGCGGTCCTTCCAGGCGGCACCGCCCTCAGGCACCGAGAACCGGAACGACATGCCGTCGATAGCGCCGTCGCGGACGGCGTCGCGGACCGGCTGGATCAGCCAGTTGTCGGACAGCCGCGCCCGGATGAACAACCCCTTAGCGTCCTCGCGGGCATCGGTGATGACGCCCAGCGGCATCTGCCCGACCAGCGGGTGGCGGCCGTGCTCGAACATGAGCTTGGGGGTCCGCTCGGCCAGGGTGCGGGTGAACGCGCCCCGTTTGATGACCTCGTCGAACTCGCCCTCCCAGTCCTGGATACGGGCCGGGCTGTTGAACACCGCCGCATACCCCTCGAAGGTGAGGCTGTCGCCGTTCCCCTCGGCGCGCTCCAGGTCGAACCGAAACGAACGGGTATCCCCACCCCGGGGGCCCTCCTGGTTTTCCACAGCGGTTTGCCTCCTACTCGGCCCCGGTGATGGCGGGGACCTGCCCGTTGCCTGGTGCGGGTGGCTCGAACGCCCCATCAAGGTTGGCGCCGCCCTGGTTGAGGATCTCCCGGGCCTCCTCAGGCGACAGGACGACCCCGACCCCCAGGTAGACCTTCTGGATCATCTCGACCACATCCCGGGCGGCCTGTGCACCCGGTTCCCGTCCTGCTGGGCCACCGGGGGGCTGCAGCTGCACCGACACCAGGCCGGAATGGATGAGCAGCTGGACGTTCTGGCCCTGGACTGCCGCGACCGCCGAGTCGGGGGTAAACCCGGCGTCGATGTGCTGACGGATCGTCTGGGCCTTGATCGCCTCGATCTCGGCGGCGTCCTTGGCGTCCTCACGCAAGATCGGCATATCCGCCGGGTCGAACCACAACTCGGCGTCGGTGGGGACCTTGACCAGCGGCGACAACGCCCGGCAGACATCCTGCAGGGTCGGGTAGATCCAGCCGTCGGCGAAGTTCCGCCGGGCGACGCCGAGGTTCCCGGCGTTCAGCGACGACCCCGCCAGCCCCTCACTGACCCCGAGGATCGGGGCCGGCACCCGCGACAGCACCGCGATCCGGGTCTCAGACTGCCCCTGCACGCTTTTCAGGTCGAGCTCGGCCAGGTTGCTGCC